GCGCGGAGGATGCCGCTTTCACGCCGCCGGCCACGCTGCGCGGCACGCTCCTGCCCTTCCAGCGCGCCGGCGTGGCTTACGCGGTGGCCGCGCGCCGCTGTTTGATCGCCGATGAAATGGGGCTCGGCAAAACCGTCGAGGCCATCGCCACGCTCGAAAGCCTCGGCGCGTTTCCCGCCGTGATCGTCGCTCCCGCCGGCCTGCTGCTGAACTGGGAGCAGGAGCTGGCCGCGTGGCTCCCGCATCGTGCGGTGATGATCGCCGGACTGCCAGACACCCTCGACCGGACGCCCGACATCATCCTCATCAGCTACGATCTCCTGCCGGACCATGTGACCGGTTTGCGCACGCTCGATCTCCGCGGCGTGGTCTTCGACGAGGGCCATCTGCTCAAAACCCACGACAGCCAGCGCACCCTCGCCGCCAAGGAACTGCGCCGCGGCGTGGACGTGCGGCTGCTGCTCACCGGCACGCCCGTGCTCAACCGCGCCGCCGAGTTGCTGGCCCCGCTCTGCATCCTCGGGCGGCTCGACGACCTCGGCGGCTTCGAGCACTTCCGCGAACGCTATTGCGGCCCGCAGGACGTGGAGCGCCGCCAGCGGGGAGCGGTGGCAAAGATCATGGTGCGCGACTACACCGGCTCCTCGAATCTCGCGGAACTCGCCGCCCGGCTGCGGGCGACGTGCATGGTCCGCCGGCGCAAACGCGACGTGCTCCCCGAGCTGCCGCCCAAACGCCTCGCCCGGCTGCCCGTCGATCTCCCGGCTGCCGTGCGCGCGGAATACGACCTCGCCCAGCGCGACGTGCTCGATTGGATCGCCGCCCGCGCCGGACGCGACCCGGAATTCCGCGCCCTGTTACACGGGCTCGACGAGGAGGCAAAGATCATGGCCGTCCTGCACCGCGCCCAGCACGCCGCCGACCGCGCCGCGCAGGCCGAGGAACTGGTCCGCCTCAACGCGCTCCGGCAGATCGCCGCCCGCGGCAAGCTCGACGCCGCGCAGGAATGGATCGGCAACTTTCTCGCCAGCGGCGAAAAGCTCGTGGTCTTCGCCTGGCACCGGGAAACCCTCGCCGCGCTCGCCGCCGCCTTCCCCGGCACGCCGATCATCGACGGCGACACGCCCGCGGCCAGCCGTCAGGCGGCGGTCGAGCGCTTCCAAAGCGACCGCGCGATGCCGCTGCTCTTCGCCAATCTGCAGGCCGGCGGCGTGGGCCTCACCCTCACCGCGGCGAGCAACGTCCTCGTCCTTGAACTGCCGTGGACGCCCGCGCTGCTCGATCAGGCGATTGACCGCGTGCATCGCATCGGCCAGAGTTCATCCGTCACCGCCTGGCTCATGCTCGGGCGCCGCACCATCGACTACCCGCTTTGGAAAATGCTCCAGAAAAAACGCCAGACGACGGAGGCCGCGACGCGGTAAATCGGTGCGAATGCTGCGGTAGGAAAGGGAGAACATTCAAACTGGTGACCATCGTCGATCCCGGTCAGCGCGCTCGCTACCTGGCAATTCGAGCCAAGTGCCACCAGAGGATTTTCAGAAGAGATTAAAGTCGGCTGGCAGCGGAGCGGAAAACTTTCCCGCTTGCCTAACCCCGCCCCGCCCGTAGCTGGCGCGGGCGAATGGCCGATACCTTCGATCCGTCCGACGAGGCCCAGGTCTCCGCCCTCCTGGAGCATTACGCCGCCCAGCTTCATGAGCATGGGTTCGATAGCGTCCGCATCTTCGCCACTGCCCGCAATCCGGACACCACCTGCCAAGTCCACACCGCCGCCGCCGGCCAGTGGTACGCCAGCTTCGGCGCGATCGACGAATGGATGACCGGCGAGCGCGCCAAGACCGCCGCCCGGATGCGCGCGGAGATCGAGGGCGAAAACAAGGACGACGAAGCCGAATGACCGCCCCCTCCCCCTCCTTCACTCAACTCTCAACTTTCAACTCTCAACTTTCCCGATGAAGCCCTCCGCCCTTTCCCGCCGCCTCACCGAGGAGCAAAAGCTCCGCCTCGTCGCCGATGCCCAGAGCATGATCGAGCAATACCGCGCCGAGATGGATGCCAGCTACTACCCCGAGCGCCGCGAATTCGAGCGCCAGGCCAATGCCGACTACGCCTCCCGCCTCAGCGGCGACCCGACCCGCCAGCGCATTTTCGATCTCAGCGGAAACCACTCGCTCAATCTCGTGCGCAACGTCACCCGCTTTATGAAAGCGCGCTGCGGCGAGGACATCTTCGGCAGCAAGCCGTGGTTCGGCGTCACCCCCGTCGGCGGCATGGAGGATGCCGCCCTCTCCGGCCAGATCAACCGCCACGCCCCCTGGAAACTCGGCCAGGCCGAATACACCAAGCACGGCAAGGAAGGCATCGGCCTCGCCATCGATCTCGGCGAGTGCATCCTGAAAACCACCCACCGCACCGCCGTCGATCGCTACGAAACGCTCGATCTCGTCCTCGTGGACAAGGCGACCGGCAAGCCCGTGGTCACACCGGAGGGTGACTACATCCGCCCCGAGGATGGCACCGTGGCCGACGACGACGGCGCGCTCGTCTATGAAAAGGCTCCCGAGGTCATCGAGTCCGACGCCACGGAATTTCGCGAGGTGCTCATCGAGGAGGAGTCCGAGACCTATCACGGTCTCGATGTCGCCAACGTCCGCTTCGACGCCTTCATCGCCCCGCTCAACGTGCCGTCGCTCGATGTCGCGCCCGCCGTCTGCCACGAATTCTCCCGCACCGTCAGCCAGCTCCGCGCCGACTACGGGCACGACGACGAGGACACCGCGGCCCTCTTCGAGCTGCTCGCCACCGAGCCCGACGGACCAAAGAGCAAGGAGGACGAGCCCCGCGCCACCCACGGCGAAGTCAGCGCCGGCCGCCAGCATCTGCAAAACAACCCCAACGTCCGCGTGCAGGAAATCTACCTGCAAAACTACGACGTGTTTGAAGACGGCGTGGGGCGCAACATCTACCTCGTCATGGCCGGCGGCATTGATGAACCGCTCTACCTCGACTACCGCGCCAACATCACCGTCCGCGGCCATCTCCCGTTCCACGCCATCCCCGTCAATCGCGTACCCGGCCGCTGGTATGGCCGCGGCTTCTACAAACTCTACGAGGGCGCGCAGGGGCTCATCGACTCGCTCCTCAACTGCATCCTCTACAAAAACGAGAACAATTCCGATCCGGTGAAGTTCTGGCAGGGCGACGCCACCGAGCAGGGCCGGGCCGGCGAAACCCGCCTCATCCGCACGCCGGGCTTCATCTACACGCTGCGCCCCGGCAAGACGGCCAAGGACGCCCTGCAGATCGTCGATTTCCCCGACCTCGATCAGCGCACTTGGGAACTCATGCAGCTCCTCATGCAGCTCGTCCAGACGGACAGCGGCGTGACCAGCGCCGCCCAGGGCGACTACTCCGCGCTGCCCAGCGCCAGCACCGCGACCGGCGTTTCGTCGATCCTGCAAAGCGCCAGCACTCTGCACCGGATGCTCACCGAGGATTTGAAGGACGGCTACGAACCCGCCGTGCTCTTCGGGCTCAAGACGCTCTACGCGAAGCAGAACAAGGACGAGACGTTCCGCTACCTCGAAGGCGCGGCCAGCGAAGTCCTTTCCCTCGCCTCCGCAAAGGTGCTCGCGCAGCTCGACATGAACGTGCGCCTGCTGCTCACGCGCTTCCAGATGAAGGAGCAGCGCGAGCAGGCGCAGTTCATCATCACCAGCATCCTGCCGACGTGGATCCAGACGCTGCAGGTCTCCGGCCTGCCGACCGCTGGCGTCGCCGCCGCGGCGCAAACCCTCTTCATCCAGGTCGCCAAAGGCGCGGACATCCAGAGCGCCGAGGAAATCTTCCGCCTGCCCGAGCTGCCGCCGCCGCTCCCGGTCGCGCCCGAGCCTGCGGAACCCTCGCCCGCCGGCGGGGAAGCCGCCGCCGCGCAGCCGCCCGCCCTTCCCACCAACGTCATCCCCGACGCCACCACCCGCGCCGAGGATCCGCCCGCCGCATGAGCCCGCGGGAAACCGCCGATGACATCTGGTTCGCCTCCTGGCGCGCCTCCCACTACGACCCGGAGACGGAGTGCATCGTCCTCATCGGCCATCCGCCGGAATACGTCGCCGAGCACGAGCGCGCCCACGCCCGCCAGCATGCCACGCGCTCCCGGCTCTGGCGTCTCTGGCTCGCCCTGCACCGCGTCCCGCTGGCCGGAAGGCTCGCCCACCTCCTGCTCGAAATCGACGCCGACGAACGCGCCCTCACCCGACTCCACGCCCGCGGCCTCTGGGATGCCGAAAACGCCCGAGCCCGCCGCCTCGTCCTCCGCGCCATCTTCCGCGCTCACTTGGGAGGAAGGGAGGTTGAGTGTTGAAAGTTGAGTGTTGAGAGTCCGCCGCCTGGCCATTTTCACCACGCTCCGCGCGCAGTTCCTTCACTCAACACTCAACTCTCAACACTCAACTTTCCCCGCCCCATGACCCACCAGGAAGCCGCCGAACTCGACGCCGATCTCCGCGACCTCAAGGCGCTCCGCGAAAACCGCGTCTGGAAAAACCACATCCTCCCCGAGATCGAGCGCATGCGCTCCGAGGCCCGCACCGGCATGCGCGACCGCACCAAACCCGCGCCCGAGCGCTGCGAGCACGTCACCGCCCACGAGCAGGCCGAGCTGCTCCGCGAGTTTCTGGAAAAATTGGACGCCCGCCTCCGCGCCCAGCTCAAAGCCCACGACGACGGCAGCGCGATCATCGAGCGCCCGTGGGGCGGAGAAAAGGTTGAGTGTTGAAAGTTGAGTGTTGAGTGAATGAACCCCGCGCGGAGCGCGCCAATTTCCGGCCCCGCGGTCCGCATCTCTCAACACTCAACTCTCAACACTCAACTTTTCCCGGAAAAATAACGCTTGCCCAACTTCCGCGCGCCCGTAGCCCGCGCTGTTCGTGCAAACCGAACAGGAACTCGCCAACATCGCCGCCGGTTCCTACGGCGTTGAAGTCATCACCAATACGTCCGCCCACACCGGACTCTTCGGCCTCATCCTCCCGCTGGAGGACAGCCAGATCACCGCCCTCGTCTCCGACGCCGTGACCGGCAACGCGCTCGCCGGCGAAACCCTCCCCAAAGGCGTCCCCGTGCGCATCCCGCGCATCACCAGCATCACCCTCGCCAGCGGTGCCGTCCTCGCCTACCGCCAGCCCAAACCCGCCTACTGACATGCTCTCCATCGACGAACGCGCCGACGCCCTCCGCCTCCAGCACACCCTGCCCGCCGGCGAGCCGCCCGTCGCCGTCATCGCCCGCGCGTTGGCCGGCAAGGACGGCATCCCGCTGCTCGACGCCGAGTTGCTCCGCCAGGGCGACTCCACGCAGTTCCTAGCCCTGCTTGGCTTTCACGCCGTCCGCCTCACCGCCGACGATGTGGTTTTTGTCCAAGGAGTTGGCACGCCTACGACTCTGGCCACGGTGCTGCAACTAACGGGCCTTGTGCCCGGAGCAACCTACTGGACGGAGATCGGAACTCGGGTGCAGGACGACAGCAGTCTGTGCAACATCAAAGTCCAATGCGCGGAAGCTCTGGCGGGAGGGTTCGCCCTTTCAAAAGACGAGCTTGCAACGCCAGTAATAAACACCGTCGAGGGATGGACGAATGGGGTTAGCCAAGACTTTTTGACCACGGGAGCGCCGATTTTTTTCGGCAATGTCTCTGGGGCGATTATCAACTTTCAGTGGCGAGGATGGTGCGTGGCCTCAGGCGGCGGGACCATCACCCTTAAGGGCGCGCAGATCGCGTCCTCTGCCGATCCTGTGACCTTTTTCGCAACGGGATCCGTGGATAACGACGGGACGCCCGGCAACACCTATATCCGCGCGCAGAAAGTTTAACCACCAACCAACCAACCAACATGATCACCAATAACATCGCCAACATCATTAGCGGCTTCACAACCCCTCTCATCTGCCGCTTTGCCCCGATGGACAAACAAACCCTCATCACCAAGCTCGCCGCCGCCAACGCGGCCCGACAGGCGGACGTGAGCGCCAACCCCGCCAACGCCATCACGAGCGGCGACGCAGCTAAGCCTTTCTCCGGCTTCTGCGTCGTGGATCAGGCGGTTCTGGATGCCGTCGGAGCGAGCTTCGACACCGTCCCAGCGCTCGTGGGAGAGGTTCTGGAAATCGGCGACGTGGTGGTGTGGCCCTCGATCAACGGGGATAACGACGGCGACGGCTACCTCACTCCCACTGACCAATGGGTCCGCGACACTATGCCCGGCTCGGATTGGTTTCACGGCGATTTCAACGGCGACGGCATCGCCGATGCCGCCGACCAGGCGATCTTTGACGCCGCCGTAGGAGCGGTGTAAAGCCGCATGAGCCACGAAGACGCCAGTGCCGTCGAAGAGATGGTGCAGCGCACCGTCGGGCGCTGGGCTCTCCTCGTCCTCGTGGCCGTGGCCCTCGGCGGCTTTTATTCCGGCGTGGAATTCGCCGGGATGAAAAACGAGATGGCCAACCAAAGCACCTCCATCGCCGCCCTCACCCTCGCCGTGGAGCGGGATGCCGGCTGGAAAGCCACCGTGACTCCCTCCCTTGCCCGCCACGAGGCTTCCATCACGGCGCACGCAGACCGCCTGACCGGCCTGGAGCGCCGCGTTTACCGCCAGCCCTGATGCGCGCCTCCGCCCACTCCGAGATCAACCTGCGGCCGTGGCTGCTCATCGCCGCGCTGTTGCTCTCCATGCTTTTGTCCGGCTGTGCTCGCGCCCCTACGCGCGCCCGCCGCATCATGGCCCCCGTCGCCAAGACCGCGGAAAAAGCGGGTCGCATCGCCGGAGAACAGAGCGTCACGATCCGCCGCCAAAAGGAAAGCGTCGCCCGCCTGCGCACGGGCATCGTGGAGGCGCGGGAAACTGCGGAGAGAATGGATCGCACCCGCCCGGACGCCGACACCGCCCTGCTCCTCATGAAGCTCCGCGTGGCGGAGCGCGAAGGCGATGTCCTTAACGAAACCGTCGGCACGCTGACGCGCCAGAATGAACGGCTCGTCCTCACCATCGAGGGCATGAAGACATCCATCGCTACCGCGCAGGACAAGGTGGCCGTGACTGTCGCCAACGCCGACTCTTGGCAGAAATGGGCGTGGCGCTGGTTCGGTGCGTTCACCGCGCTCGCGCTCGGCATCGTCGCCCTCTTCACCTTCAAAGCCTGGCTGCTCACCCTCCCCGTCATCGGCCCCGTCCTCGCCCGCCTCTTCTAATTCGCAACCCCATCCACCATGCTCCGCAAAATCATCGCCAAACTCCAGAGGCTCCCCGCCCTCCTTTTCGCCGTCGCGCTTTTCTGGCTTCGTAAAATCCTTCCCTCCTTCCAGTGGCTCCCCGCTCTCGCCCTCGCCGTCGCGCTTTTCTGGGTCTCGCCAAAGCTCCTTCACCAGATCGACCCTACCGCCGCCACTTTCGATGCCGGCTACCTCCAGCGCCCCATCGTCGCCGCGGTCTATTACCTCTTCGGCATCGCCTTGGCGTGGGTTGCGCTCGCCATCAACTTCGCGACCGTGGACCGCTGGCTCGACACCGCCGGCTTTCGCAAGGCCTGGGAAGAGCTGTCCGACCAGCAGCGACTCATCGCCCTCGCGTTCATCCTCTCCTTCCTTTTTGCCGGCTACCTCGTCTGTCTATGGCTCGTCCCGGTTTGATTCTCGCGCTCCTGCTCATTTTCCTCCCGCTGTCCGGCCACGCCGATCCGCGCGCGGACGTCATGGCGGTCGCGCGGTCGCTCATCGGCACCACGGAGCGCACCGGACGCAACGACGGCCCCGTCATCGAAGCCATCCTCGCCTCCACCGGCAACCGCCGCGGCGATCCCTACTGCGCTTCCTTCATCTACTACTGCGGCATGAAGGCCGGTCATCCCCGGCTTTACCCCCGCTCGGCGTGGAGCCCCGACATGGTCCGGAACCCCACCTGGACGCGCGCCCACGGCGGGCGCGAGCCGCAAGCCGGCGACGCCGCCGGAATCTACTTCCCCGCGAAAGGCCGCATTGCCCACGCCCTGTTCATCGAAGAGTCGCGCCCGTCGGTGTTTGTCACCATCGAGGCCAATACTTCGCCCGAGGCCAGGGCCGGCAGCGCCGCCGATCGCGACGGCGGCGGCATCCACCGCAAGCGCCGCCTCCGCGCCCAGGTTCATTCCGTCCGCGATTGGATCACGCCGCGATGATTCCCGCCCCATGCCCGACGACCCACCGCCGCCCGCTCCTCCGCTCCCCGGCGGGTTCGCGGAGGTGCGCGCCCATTTCATCGAGCACGCCGCGCAAATGGAGGAGCACCAGCGCGCCCGGGCCCACGCCGGCGGCGACCGCGAGAAAATCCGCATCGCCAATTTCTGGCGATCTCTCCGCTACTTCGCCGAAGCCCAGCTTCCGTGACCGCGAAAGAAATCCTTGCCCAATCCGCCCGCGCCCATAACCGCACCCCGCAACCACCGCAACCACCGACACCCATCCTATGATCCCGCCCAATTTCCTCGACGAAGCCGACCAGTTCTCCATCAACAACAACCTCCCGCCGTCCACCCCCATTCATCCGTTCGCGCGCGTCTCGCTGGCTTTGTTCAGCCGTCTCGCCACGGCGGTCGTCGCCGCCCTCGATGGCGTCTTCGGCTACACGCCCGGCAATGGCGGAGCGGTCACGCAGATCACCAGCGCCTCCACAGCCGTCGTGCTCAACACCGCGTGCGGACAGATCACCACCGTGGCGCTCACCACCGCCGCCGCCGCCGAGGAAACTTTCACGCTCACCAACAGCAAGATCACCGCGAAGGACATCATCGCGGTGTCCACCACGTACGACGGAGCCGGCACGCCCGCGGTGTCCGTCCGCGCCGTGGCCGACGGCTCGTGCAAGATCGTCATCACCAATCTCCACGGTTCCAACGCGCTGAATGCGCTGATGGTCATCAATTTCGCCGTCCTCAAAGGCCAGTCCGCCTGACGGCTCCTTTTTGGCTTGCCTAAACCCCGCCCGCGCCTAACCGCACGGCGGACATGGAATCCACCTCTTCTCCGGCGACTGCCGAGAACCCCGCCCCGGATGGCGTCACGCCTCCCGCGGAAACCCAGACGGCCCCTGCGCCGGACGCCGTTCCCCAGCCCGTTGAGGCCGGGGAGTCCCTCGAAGAAATCCGCGCCCAGCTCCGCGCCAATTCCGGCGCTCTCGCCACGCCGCGCGTCGCCACCGACAACTGGAATGTCCTAGACGACGCCCAGCCCACACCCGAGGAGCAGGAGCAGGCCGAAGCCGATGCCGCTGCTGCAGACGCAGCCCAAGCCGAGGCCGATCAAACGGCCAAGGCCGAAGCCGATGCCGCCGCCGCCGATGCCCAGGCCAAAGCCGAAGCCGACGCCGCCAAGCGCAAAGACCCCGCCCGCGTCCGCATCACCCGCTTTGCCGAAGACGACCGCAAGGTCATCGCCCGCATGGCGGAAAAGGACGGTCTGACCATCGACCAGGCCCGAGCCGAATTGATCGCCGAGGGCGTTCTGTCCTCCAAACCCGCCGCCGCATCGGCCCCATCCGTCCCATCCGACGACCTCGCCGCCAAGCAGACCGAGATCGCCGAAATCGAAAAGCAGATCGAGGACGCCGCCACGGCTTTCGACACGCCCAAGCTCGCCAAGCTCCAGATCGCCCACAACAAGGCGCTGCACGAGATCGGCAAGCTTGAGGCGAAAGCCGAAAGCGCCGCCGCCGAGTCGCAGGCGCAGGAGCTGACGAAGCTGCAAACCGAAGTCAACGCCGCCGCAAAATACGCCACCGAGTTGTATCCCGACTTGGACGATGAAAACTCCGAGCTTTCCCAAGTCACCGACGACCTCATCGCCGCCGCCCCGCCGTCCGCGTTCGTGGATCCCGACTGGCCCGTCACTTTCGCCGCCAAAGCCGCGCGGCAGATCAATTACCGGCCGCCGGCGTCCGCCGCAGCCGCTCCCAAGCCGACCCCCGCGGTCGTGCCCAAGAAACCGGCCCGTCCGGTCCCGCCCAGTCCCGCCAGCGGCGCAACGCCCGGCGCGACGAGCACCAAACAACCCACCGCCGCCGAAATGCTCGAGGCCGCGGGCGATGACCCTGACAAAATCAAGGCCGTCCTCCGCAGAGTCGGGACACCCTTCGGCAGCTAAATCATCACCGCAGTTACTCATCATCCAATGAAACATCTCATCACCCGCGGTTGCAGGGCCTTAGTGCTCTTCGCCGTCACGTTCGTCTCCGCACTCGCCCATTCCGGCGAGCTACTGGTGCCGCCTCCGCTCTTCGCGGACGGACGGCTTTCCACCGTCAATACCTACACCGCCGCCCGCGCGCAGAATAGCAAGGTCGTCGGCGAAGCCTTCAGCAAGCTCATGCTGCTGCAGACCGCGAACAACGACATCCTCGGCCAGATGGAAGGCCCGGAGGGTTCGGGGCGACCGATCTGCATCAAAACTGACCTGACCAAAGGCGCGCAGGATCTCGTGAACTTCACCACGATGTCCCGCCCCGGCGGCCGCATCACCATCGGCGAAACCGCCCTGGAGGCCGAAGCGCTCGACTTCAACAGCTTCAACCTGAAGATCGACATCGCCCGGCACGGTCTCGGCTGGACGGAGAAAATGCAGCGCTTCCTCGCGGCGGGTGCCAGCGTGGAGGAATCCTATGCCGAAGTGCTCTCCGAATTCTTCGGGCTCCAGCGCCAGAACGACATGTTCATGCTCTGGAGGCGCTACGCCACCGCGGCCAATACCATCCGGCCCAACGACCGCGCCACCACGGATACCCTGCTCACCGCCGACGTCATGAACACCACGCTCATCAGCGACACGGCCAGCCTGCTCAAAACGCGGGCCTGCCCGCCGGCCAACCTGACCAAGCGCAAGATCGACAAGTTCAGCGCCGATGTCCTCGGCTACATCATCCTCGGCAGCGACCGCTTCCTGACTCCGCTCAAAAGCAACAGCACCTACCTCCAGTCGCTCCGCGACGCGGCGGTGCGCGGCAATGAGAACGTCATCTGGAGCGGCGGCTACGCCAAGTATGACAACCAGGCGATCTTCCACATGGATGTCGTCCACGAGGACACCCGCGGCCCGCTCGGCGCACCCATCCAGCCCGAGGCTCTGCTCGGTGGGGCCACGCTGAACAACCGCACCGTCACCGACGCCACCACCATCACCGTCTATGGCGGGGGCCGCTCCGATGTCTCCACCACGCACTTCCCGTTTGAGTGGTTTCCGGGCAATCCCTACTCCCTGCTCGGCCACGACGCCCCAAGCGCGGACAGCGGCGTGTATTACCTCATCATCTACAACGTGACGAGCGCAGGCGCGGGCGGCGAAGCCGGCAAATACGGCATCTACCGCTACACCGGCAGCGACAACAACGGCAACCGGATCATCCTTTCCGGCCTGCTCGGCGGTGTCGATTCTGCGGGCAACGGCAGCGCCGCCTCCGGCACGCGCTTCGCCTCACTCGCTGGCATCACCTGGGACTCCACGAAGCACACGAACTGGCATCCCGCCGGTTCCCGCATCGTCCTGGTCAACGCCAAGGCCGTCCCCTACTGCTGGGGCATCGGCATGGGCGCGATGGCCGGCCTGCGCGCCTACGGCGGACCCGCCATCAAACCAATCACCGAAATGGGCGATTGGGGCATGAAGAAAGGCATGGGCTTCCTCGCCACCTACGGCCAGGGCCTTGCCAAAGACACCCAGCTCGGCGTGCGCAACTACGCGCTCATCGAGGCGGCTTACCGCCCGCAGGGTCTCGCCAACCTGCCCACCGTCACCAGCTAAACCGCTGGGTTGAAAAATCGC